CATTGAGAATAATACGTACCGCGGCGCGGGGACGTTCGAGCTTACGCTGGCTATCTCTGCCATGCCTCCGGCCATGAGGCTGCTGAACTGGTGGACGGTACAGACTACCATCAGAGCTGAGCTGTTCATTTCAGTCATCACCCAGGCGGGTGTTAACGAAAAAAAGCACATCACAGGAAACATCGATACCTGGCATTACGAACCGGCACGATTTGAGATTTCAGCAGAAGGGCGCGACTTTACCGCAAAACTGATTGATGCAAAGACAACCGGTGAAAGCTTTAAAAACCTCACCAGCTCCCAGATAGCCACTGCACTGGCGCAGCGTCACGGGCTAACGCCAGTTGTCACTGCAACAACACAGCGTGTCGGCGAATACTACCAGATTGATACCGCGCATCTTACAGGTGAGCAGACTGAATGGGACCTGATCACCTGCCTGGCAGCTATCGAAAACTTTTTGGTCCGTGTGAAGGGTGACAGCCTGCATTTCGAACCTAAAGGCGCTCATGCTGGTGAGGATAATTATGTTATCCGCTGGCAACCCCCTGGTGAGCAGGCGTATCCCCGGTGCAATGTCTCCGATGACCTGACATTTTCACGTGCATTAACGATATCTAAAGGGGTGACGGTTGAAGTGCTGAGCTGGAATGCAAAGCTGAAAAACAGACAATTTACCGCCACTTATCCAGCCCAGCCCAGGGGGCCTGAACCGGGTAAAGCCACTGCGGACAGACAGGTTTATCGGGTGATGCGTAACGGACTCACACCCGATGCTGCCCGCGCGCTGGCCAGGTCATTATACCGGCAGATCGTTCAGCATGAGATGGCATTCAGCGGTTCAGTGGCTGGCGACAACCTGCTCATGCCGGATACGCTGATCCGCATTGAGGGCACCCAGAGTCCTTTTGACCAGATTTATTACTGCGAGAGCGTGCGGCGAACCCTGAGCTGGGAGACGGGCTACAGAATGCAGATTTCCGGTAAAAATCACAGTCCTGCTCTGGAGCCTGAACGATGAGGGTGCTGCTCAATGTCGTGGCTGGGACGACGCTTCAGAACATGGCTGACAAAAACGGCACACGTCAGGGCATCATCACCGCCTACGATCCGGACAGTTATGCGGTAAAAGTCCAGCTACAGCCGACGGGTGAGGAAACCGGCTGGATCCCCCTCAGTACGCCCTGGGCGGGTAACGGCTGGGGATTTGCTGCAGGTCCGATGATCGGCGCTGTGGCGGAAGTGGGATTTGATTCCGGCCTGAGGGGCGTGGGGATGGCGGAAGGACAGTTTTACAACGACGCTGACCGCTGTACGGGGCCACCTTCCGGTGAATTCTGGCTGGTGCATCAGAGCGGTTCGCTGCTGAAGTTTCTCAACAGCGGGGAAGTTTTCCTGTCTGCGAAGGAAAAACTCACTTATTACGCACCGGCACATCACTTCACCGGCGGCGACGTGCTGATAGATAAGAACCTGACAGTCGGGAAAGACATCAGCGATCACAATGGCCGCTACGGCCCTGTAGATCGTATCCGTACCGTTTATGGCGGTCACACTCATCTCGAAAAAGGTCAGGGAAATTTCACTGCCCCGCCGAAACAGCAAATCAAAACTCTTCTGCAGGATTAATCTATGGACGACCTCTATCACTTCGCAGGCGGAGACATCAACTCCTCTTCTACTGGCGATTTACGCACGGCATCAGGCAGCGACCGCACAAAACAACGTATTCTGCGACGGCTGCTGACCAATCCTGGCGACTACCTGTTTCATCCGGAATACGGTGCCGGGCTGGGGAAGAAAATTGGTGAGGCAGTCAGATCGGGGGAATGGAAATCACTCATCATTAGCCAGATGTTGCTTGAAGACGCTGTAGCCCCCCATCCACCGCCAGTTGTAAATCTGACCCTGATTGAAGGGGGCGTCAGCGTGTCGATTGCTTACAGCGATGCCCTGACAGGCATGCCCGAAACGCTCAACTTTGACGTCACAAGGTAAGCAGATGCCATCGCTCAACGTTAAATCTTTCTCTGAACTCGTCAGCGAACAGGTCACTGCTATACAGGCGCGGGCGACAAAACTGCTGGACTTCTCCATCGGCAGCATTCTGCGTTCGCTGGCTGAATCCAATGCCGGTGTGGCAATGTGGATCCAGCAGTTGATCGTGAAGCTTCTGGTGACGACGCGCGCGGCCACCTGCTCAGGTGACGATCTGGATAGCTGGATGGCGGACTTTGGTTTTTTTCGCCGCTCCGCCGTGCAGGCCACTGGCAACGTGACGTTCTCCCGTCTCACGCCCACCTGCCAGGCCCTTATCCCGGTAGGGACAAAGATAACCACCCTCGATGGCAGCCAGACCTACACTGTTATTGCAGACCAGCCCGGGCGGTCGGGTTATATCATCGCGGCCGGCGTTATCTCTCTGGATGTACCGGTACGGGCAGACACCGCAGGCGCTGCGGGTAATGCTCAGCCAGGTACCATCACCGTCATCACAGGTTCAGTGTTATATGTCGATCAGGTCACCAATCCGGAAGCTTTTACAGGAGGAAAGGATGCTGAGTCCGATGACGAATTCCGCGCACGATTCAGATTGTGGATCTCGTCATTATCCAGAGCAACCAAAGCGGCGATTACGTTTGCGCTCAGCACTATTCAGCATGGCGTCAGCTTCACTCTGAGCGAGAATGTCGCCTGGGACGGTGCGCCGCAGCCGGGCTATTTTTATGCGGTAATTGATGATGGCAGCGGCATGCCGCCACGCGAACTCCTTGATCGTGCCTACAGGGCAATTGATGCTGTGCGCGGCTTCACTATTACCTTTGGGGTCTTTGCGCCGGAAGTTATCTATGCCAGTGTCGTGCTTTCATTTACGACAGATAATCAGGCAGACCACACAGGTGTAGCCATGCTGGTTGAGGAGGCGATAACACATTACATTGCCAGCCTTAAGCCTGGCCAGCTAATGGCCTACACCCGCATCATCAGAGCGGCCTATGCGGCCAGTCCATTGGTCACGAACGTGACATTCCTTACCCTCAATGGCGGAAAAGCCGATCTCGCGGCCTCGCCAAAACAGGTTATTCGCAAAGGTCAGATCACGGTGAGCTGAATGGCTAGAGGTGATAAGAATGACTTTCTGACCCGGCTTCATGCACTGCTGCCGCCCGGCTGGTTTAATGATGACAGTCCGATTCTTGAAGGTACGCTGTCTGCATGTGCCTCATCGTTAGCCTGGTGTTACACCCTTTATCGCTACGCCCGTAAGCAGACACGCATCTCCACCGCCACTGATGGCTGGCTGGACATCACAGCCTGTGACTTCTTTGGCAATAGTCTCAACAGACCTGAGGGTATGGATGATGACCGCTTCCGGATCCGGATAAAAACGAATCTGCTTCGAGAGCGGGGTACGCGACAGGCGGTCATCGACATTCTTGAGATGCTGACCGGGAATAAGCCTGTTGTGTTTGAGCCGTCGCACCCTGCAGATACGGGCGCGTACGGTGGTCCGGCCATCGGCTATGGTGCGGCTGGCGGATATGGATCCCGCTGTCTGCCTTACCAGGCATTTGTAAGCGTCAGCCGGCCGCGCAGTCAGGGCATTCCCTGGGTGGCGGGATACGGAATATCAACGGCCGGGTACAGTAACCCTTCGCGCGCCCAGTATGTTTCCAGGCAGATGATCACTGGCTGCATTACAGATGCGCAGATTTACGCAGCCATTGCGAACGTTAAACCGGAAGGCACTCTGGTCTGGGTAAGGTTGATTTAGTGCTGGCTGGCTGATGATGATGATTGGACAAAGCTAACTAATTTCATGTGCAATCGATTATGTTAGTTTTGTTTGAAAAACAACCTTGCCCATTCAAGATCATTAGTATTATATTCACTGTATAGATACCCATCACAACACAGATCATGCACACTAATTGGTTGTTGATGGAGGCCCAATCTCTGCATACAGAGCTCTGGGAAGGAGGCTAAATGGTGAATTTAAAAAAATTTCTTAAAACAGTCTCGGAACCAGAAAGATTAATGGATCTTTTTGTGAAAAATCGGTGGGATACGAGAGAAAATCCTGCTGGTGGAGAATCCAGTGAGCGCTACTACTTTGACCGTAGTGGTGCTCTACGTATCAACCTAAAAAATAAGGATGTTCAAAACGCGATTGCTCACAATATGCGAGTGCTTGCTGAGAAAAAATAAAACGGGTGGTCAATGAGCGCGGCACTGATTGTTATAGTGTTAGTATGTGGTTACCTGTATGTAAATAGCCACATACCTTCAAAGCATAAATTCAAAAAATCCACTGGCTGGCAATCATATTTCCAGGTGGCCCTCAAGGGATCATATTACGTTTGTGTTTCTTTCATCCTGCTCATGGTCGCTTGGTTTGCGTTACTGGCGGCTATGTGGCTATTGAATGCGCCGCTGTTGTTTACCGAAAAATACAAAGCTTTTACTTTTGCCTATGAAATTTTGAATGTCAAATTTGTTGGCGTCGGGCTTCCATTTCTTTTATTAGTTGCTGTCACTGTTCTGATTAGCTTTGGCGAATCAAAAAATGAAGAAAAAAAGCTAAGAAATCCTGAGGAAAGGTTGCGGATCTTTAGGGAGATAGCCAATTCAAGCCCTATCGAGGCCATTCTCCTTGAGTCAATAACAAGCAACAATAACCTTATGGTTTCCATCACCATGAACTCTCGGAAGGTATATATAGGAATTGTCCATGAAGCCCGGCTTGAAGATCATGATACAGATACTATAGTTGTTATCCCTTTCCTGAGCGGATATCGTGACAAAGACACTCTGAGCTTTGTGGAAGAAGTGAATTATGCTGAGCACTACAGCGAATGTGGAATTACCTTTGACTCTCATCCTATATCTCTGACGCATTATCGGCATGTCATACCCAGAGAGCAAATAGAATCAGTTTCACTATTTAATTCAGATATGTACAAAAGGTTTAAAAAGCGCAAGTATCACAGAACCTCGTATAATCGGAACAGGAATAGTAAAGTCTGAGTTTAAATATTTTTTCACTAATTTTTAAAGTTACGTGTACCCCGCTTCGGCGGGGTTTTTTATGGGGGAAGTTTATGGACCGTCAGATTGTTTATCCGGGCGCCATTCCGCTCGAAACCGACCTGCTTAACACTAATAAGTTTGCCATGACAGGAATGGCAAAACTGGCATCAGCCATTATGGGCGAAAGCACATGGCTTCACGGGCTGGCATGTAAGCCGACTGCACCTGCATCAATGAGTGTAGAGGTCGGGGAAGGGCAGATTTATACGCTGCAGCATGTAGATGATACGGCTTATTCGTCACTGGCTGCTGATAACACAAATACCATTCTGAAGCAGGGTCTGAATACGTCTGCGTGCCTTTTCAGACTCGAGGCACCCGTTTTACAGGATCATAGCATCAACTATCTAATCCAGGTGACTTACGCAGAGACTGATACGGGTCCCACTGTGCTGCCTTATTACAATGCGGCTGACCCGGCGATTGCCTTTAGCGGGCCGGCTAACAGCGGCTCTGCACAATGCACGGTAAGAGCCGGTAAATGCCAGCTTGCATTAAAAGCGGGAATTGCCGCCAGAACGGGTAACCAGAAGTCCCCGACACCGGATCCTGGTTATACAGCAGCATGGATAATTACCGTAAATAACGGGGATTTATTTATTGAGGCTTCAGCGGTAAGCATAGCCGAGCACGCGCCTTTTCTTCCTGAGGACGGCATCATCACTGCTGTTCAGCAGGGGTGTATGAACCGTGGCAAAGTGAATCGTGAGGGG